GGACAAACCGACAATTCATTCGTAATTGATTGGGAAGAATTTCATAATTGTATATTAACCACATCAAATACAGGCTACAAAAAGATTCCGACAAAAATACATAAGAAAATCGTTTTGGAAAATTAAACCTGTTATGAATGCCAATATCTTTACTAAATACAAATGGGACGGGTGGTATCTCATTAAGTAATACTAATAATTCAGGAAGAATTACAGCAACCATATCATCCGGTATAGTAACGGATGGATTGACTTTAAGATTGGATGCAAGCGATGCTGCATCATATCCAGGCTCCGGAACAACTTGGACGGATATAGCAGGAACGGCCCAAAATATAACACTTGTAAATTCTCCAACTTACACATCGGGTACTCCAGCATACTTTACATTCAATGGTTCAACACAAAGAGGTACAGGAACAGGCGCTGTATTATCATCAACAACTTACACCAAATCGGTATGGTTTTATCTAAATTCATACGCTGATAACAATTTGGTAAGTAGTGAAGGTTCCGGCCACTATATGTTTTTCGGAGGAACAAATAGACTTTATTCAGGCCATACAAATTGGGCCGGATTCCCTTATACATACGCATCGGTAGCAACTTTTAGTTTAACTACATGGTATAATACTACCCTTACATTTAACACAACCGATGGAATGAAACTTTATATTAATGGCACATTGGATAGTTCTTATACGGCAATTAAAACGGCATTTAGTGGAGATGGTTCGACAAATATAGCATGTTATGGAGCTGGAAACTTACTAAATGGTAGAATATCCAAAGTATATTGCTATAATAGAACTTTAACAGCGGTAGAAGTTTTACAAAATTACAATACCGATAAATCAAATAGAAACCAATAATCCGGCTACTATTTTCAATGATTATAAATTTGAATTATCTAAAGCAATTATACATGCGGTAGATTTTGGAGTTCGTAATAAAAAGAAAAAAGTAGATTTTGCATTTATCGTTATTAAAGGTATATTGGTTATTACTCTTTCAATAGACCATAGAGAATATTTAGACCTATTAGAGCAAAACATTGAAAATCTTCTTGAATTTGAAGCATATGAAGATTGTGCATTAGCAGTTAAATTACAAAAGAAAATAAATAAAAAGTTACAAAAAGATGAATTACAATTACACCCACAAGTACAAGAATCCGGAAGTAGTAAAGCAAATTGAAGAACAATATCCTGAAATGACTGCGGAATATCTCCGTATCATTATGGAAGGATATGAAACATTTTGCTCAAAACAATCAAACTACGGACCAGGTAATATATCAGTCGGAACAACCCTACAAACAGATGAAGATAAAAAGTTATCTCTTACAGGACTCTGGTTCCGAATGAACGATAAAATCCAAAGATTAAAGCAATTGGTAGTATTGGGAAAGCAGGATAATGTGGGGGAAGCCATAGATGATACCTACCAAGACCTGTCTGTATATGGGGTTATAGCGCAGTTGGTGAGTCGTGGAAAATGGGCAAAATAAATTTGGTAAATTCGGAAATTTTTCGTATATTTATAATATCAAAAGATAAAAAGGTTATATTTAGTAATAGGGATATTGCAATACAACCTTAAACTTTAAACTTAATTTTTAAACCTTAAAATCAAAAAACAATGGACATTTCATTGGCATTGAATCGCTTTAAGAGCCTTCAAAACAACACAAAAAAGTCTGATTCCATTTGGAAGCCAGCAAACGGAAAATCTCAAATCCGTATCGTTCCTTACAAGTTCAACAAAGACCTTCCTTTCATTGAACTTTATTTTCACTACAACATTAACAATAAGACTTATCTGAGTCCGATGTCTTTCGGTAGACCTGACCCAATCGTTGAGTTTGCAGAAAAACTTAAGCGTACAGGCGATACTGATGATTGGAAAGCAGGTAAGAAAATGGAGCCGAAACTTCGTACTTTTGTACCCGTAATCGTACGTGGTAAAGAGAATGAAGGAGTAAAGTTCTGGGGTTTCGGAAAGACCGTTTATCAGGACATTCTTGGTTACATTGCCGATCCTGATTATGGTGATATTTCTGACCCTATGAGTGGTCGTGATATTGTATTGGAAGTAACATCCGCTGAAGAATCCAACGCATCTTATCCTACAACAACAATCCGTGTTAAACCTGCAACTACAAAATTGCACGATGACCCGACTGTTATTAAGGAATTGCTTGATAATCAGAAGGAAATTACCGAACTATATTCGGAGTTATCTTACGCTGAGTTAAAAACTATTCTTGAAAATTGGTTGAACCCATCAGCAGCCGCAATCGGTGATGATGAAATGGTTGACGAGTTAGAAGCTCCAAAACCAAAGACAACCACAGCAACTACTGCTACAACTAAACCGGCAGCAAAATCAAATCCAGATGATGAAATTGGTGATTTGCCTTGGGAAAAGAAAGCAGAACCTGCAAAAGCAAAGGATGATGTAGCATCAGCATTTGACGATTTATTTAATTCTTAATTCTAAACATTTATGGCCAAAAGAGAAGAGGACTTAGCAAGTGTGCTTGCTGAATCCCTTAACAAACAAAACAAAGACGGAAAGATAGCATACTTCCTCACCGATGGTGGTGGAGATGCTCCGACCAATGTAAAAGATTGGTTATCCACCGGTAACGCTATATTAGATGTAGCAATCTCAAACCGACCGCATGGTGGATTTCCCGTAGGCCGTATTGCAGAAATAACTGGGTTAGAGCAGAGTGGAAAATCTCTGCTCTCCGCCCATTTACTCGCTGAAACTCAAAAGAAGGGTGGAGTAGCCGTTCTAATTGATACGGAAACCGCTGTAAATAGGGATTTCTTGGAAGCAATTGGAGTGGATATATCCAAACTACTTTATGTATCAGTAGATACTGTTGAGGGGATATTTGAAGCTTGTGAAACGATTATTGAGAAGGTAAGAACGGGTGATAAGGATAGACTAGTAACTATTGTAGTTGATTCAGTTGCCGCAGCATCTACCAAAAAAGAATTGGAAGCGGACTACGATAAAGATGGTTACGCTACCGATAAATCAATTATCATTTCTAAAGCAATGAGAAAGATTACCAATATGATTGGTCGTCAAAGCATAGCATTAGTATTTACAAATCAACTTCGCCAAAAGATGAACGCAATGGCATTCGCTGACCCTTGGACTACTTCAGGTGGTAAGGCACTTGCATTCCATGCTTCAGTTCGTTTAAGATTGAAGTCAATGGGTTCACTCAAAGTTGGTGATAAGATTGTAGGTATTAAAGTACGTGCACAGGTAGTAAAAAATCGTATGGGACCACCATTAAGACATGCCGACTTCAACATTATGTTTGATAGAGGTATTGATAACTATGGTAGTTGGCTAACGATTATGAAAGATAATAAGCTCGTAAAGCAGGGTGGTGCATGGTATGAGTATATTGACACCGATAGTGGAGAGGTTATTAAATTTCAATCAAAGGATTTTCCAACGATATTGGAAGATGAAAAACTAAAGGAGCAGATTTATATTAAAATATGTGATGCTCTTATTTTACAATACAAAACTACATCAACGGATGAAGTTGAAATTTCAACGGACGTAACGCATGAGTCAGATTAACAAAAAGTATTTAGATATACTAAAGCAAATAGATGAAGAACATAAAGGTTTTGGAGATTTGCATCGCAATTCCAAAACTCTGGTTATAGATGGGCTGAATACATTTATTCGGTCTTGGTCAACAGCACCTAATCTTAATGATAATGGTGACCACATAGGAGGAATAGTCGGTACTTTGAAAAGTATCGGCTATGCAATCCGCACTCTCAACCCGACACGGGTAGTAATAGTATTTGATGGTAAGGGCGGCAGTAACAGCCGTAAGGAAATATTCGCCGGTTACAAATCCGAAAGGGGTAAGAACAAAATCAAAATGAGATTGAATCGTGCCGCTACGGTAGAGATGAACCCGGAGGAAGAATCCGTATCAATGCGTAGACAAATGCACGCACTTGGTGAGTTACTATCATGCTTACCTGTTACTATTATGATTTACGATGGAGTTGAGGCGGACGATGTTATGGGATATATAGCCACTACATTGAAGCAGGAAAATGAGAAAGTTATCCTAATGAGTTCAGATAAGGACTTCCTACAATTAGTTAATAAGGATGTAAGTGTATATTCGCCCTCTAAAAAGAAAATCTACAATATAGATGAAGTGGTTGAGGAATATGGAATACATCCGCACAATTTCATTAATTACCGTATGATTGATGGTGATAAATCCGATAATGTTGGTGGTATCAATGGTTTGGGATTGAAAACAATCATTAAATCATTTCCAATACTAACTGAAGCTGAAGTTCATACAACCGATTCGATGGTTGATTATGTAAACGCTCTACCTAAAAAGACAAACGCTCACGAATTGTTCCTCAAAAATTTGGAAATTTGCGAAAGAAATCGTACCTTAATGCAGTTATCTGAACCAGTATTCAGCGGAAATATCCGTATGAAAATTATGGACAGATATAACGAACCAACA